ATAGACGCTGATGGTGTGTCGCGTTTAAGTCTAGTTAATTCAGGAGCTGATCTTCCAACTGTTAAAAACTTTGATTTTGGCACAAGTGTTGATCCTTCGATAAACATTGAGATTAGTCACAAAATTAAAGACGTAGCTTTAGCTATATCTACGTTTGGTACTTTAGTGTGGAAGTTTACAAAACCTAGATTTTTAAATTTTAATTCAAGCACGCAGCTACCTACTACAAACGGAGGCACAGACAATACGGCAACACCAATAGACAATGCTATATATGGCATTGATGTTTTTGATGGGTTTTTATTTTTTACTGATGATAAAAATGAGCCTAAAAAAATAAATATAGAAAGATTTAAAAAAGGTGGTATTCTTGGAACAAAAGAAACTCATAGCATATTTTATACGACTAGATTACTAAGACCTTTAGACTCTAGTCAAACTATATTTGCAGCTGGAAATAACAACGGTAATTTTAGCAGTCCTTTTACTACTAATGCTACTCATCAAAGTAATAGACCAGCACTAGTTGAAGAAGAGCACATAACGGTAATAAAAAGACAACCCACAAGA